AATTCAACAATATCTATTACTTAAGGAGATTATCATGGCAATAGCAAAAGGCTACGAGGCCGTATTAAAAATTGGAACTAACACTCTAGGACAGGTTAGTTCTTTCACATTAAACAAAATGCTGGAAACAGTTGACGTATCTACAATTGGTGTAACTTCGAAGGCCTTTGTTTCTACTTTGGATTCTTGGAGTGGGAGCGCAGACTTATTTTTTGACGATGGTGATACTGCAACATCAGAACTATTAGCAGCGTGTACAGGTGGTGGCGTAACTGTAACTTGTAACTTCTATGTGGAAGGAACTGCTGCAGGAGTAGACAAATATTATTATGGCGATGCTTTTGTAACCGCCATTGATTGGAACACCACAGCAGCAGGTGTTCTAGAGGCTAGTGTATCTTTACAAGGTACAGGAACTCTCACACAAGGAACTGCTGCTTAATCTAACCAAAATAAGGAGACTAAATGTCAACAATAGGTAATCGACTCATTGAGTTGCAACAGAAAAAAGAAAGACATTCTTTTTCTGTACCCGAGTTGGGAACTAACGGTAAAGACCTAACCGTTTATTACAAAAAGCTGACTGTCCGGGAGGACGAAAGGCTTAGACGTAAACATCCCGAATTTTATAAACAATTAACGTCAGGACAACTACCAAGCTTTGCAGCTTTAATAGATCTGCTCATTATAAAGTGTGAAAATGAAGATGGATCACCTTTGTTTAAAGATGAAGACAGGTCCGTACTTTTAGGAATGAACGTTAATTTTGTTACAGAATTATCTGGTAAACTATTGGAAAATATATTTGACATCCCTGATGGTGAGCAAGCGGAAAAAAACTAGAAAGCGATGAGTATTTGCATATTTTATATGGGATAGCTCATCGCAAAAATACCACACTAGATACGATTTTAGACATGAGCTTAGAAGAGTTAATGTATTGGATCGCTTTTTACACTATTGAGGCAAAAGGAATAAAGAATGGCAAGCGGTGAAAAATTACAGTTATTACTAACTGCAAAAGATATGACCAGAGGTGCTTTTGGCACTTTTAATCGAGGATTAAGTGCGGCAAGAAGAGCTGTCTTTAGTTTTAAGTCTGGCCTTACTGCATTAGTAGGTGTGGCAGGATTAGGTCTGTTAGTAAAAAAGACTTTAGAGACTGTAGACGCAAATAAAAAATTAGCTGATAGAATGGGCTTATCTACTAAGCAGTTAGGTGGCTATGAGCTTGCAGCAACACTTGCTGGTGAAAGTATAACCACAGTACAAAAAGCTTTAGAAAAGATGGAGAAAAATCTAGGTGAAACTCAGATGGGACTCTCGACAGCTAAACTAGGGGTTGATGCTTTAGGCATAGAGTTAGAAAAAATTAACGCTTTAAGTCCTGACGAAAGATTTAAACAAATTGCTGACGGCATAGCGGCTTTAAGCACCCAGCAAGAAAAGAATGTAGTAGCTACTCAGCTATTTGGTAAAGCTGGTGCAAAAATGATCCAAGTGTTTGAAATGGGATCAACTAAACTAACAGAAATGCAAGAAGCAGCAGAAGCTTTAGGTATATCCTTGGGTGCTTTTGCCTCCGCACAAATTGAAAAATTTAATGATAGATTGGCTATTTTAATACTTCACGCAAAGGGAATATTTAGAACATTTGTTGTGGCATTAATACCTGCAATGACAAAAGTTGTAGCTTTAACTATGGATTTTTTGAAAGCATTTTCACAAGATGGCGGCCCAGAAGCCGCAGCAAAAAAAGTTTCTGAGTTTGTTATAAATATAGGTCGTGGCATATTATTTATGACTGAGAGTATGCTTTCATTTGGTAAAATGACCGCTCAAGTATTTAATAATTTACCAGCTTTTTTAACAGGCGGTAAGAAAATTGGAGCTGATTTTTTTAATGGCCTCACAGTTGGATTTATGAAAATTCATAAAGGAAGAGAAGCTTTAAATGAGTTAAGCGCTGCCGTTGATAAAATACTTGAAACAACCCCCGAAGAAGCAGACGGTCTTAATAAAAAACTAGGTCTTGATGGACTAAATACAACTTCAATTTTAACAACTAACGCACTTACAAAAATGTCTGACGCTATGAAAAGTTTTGATGATCAGATAACAGACACAGCAGCACTTTCATTAAAAGCTTTGGGCAGTACATTTGAACAAATAATTATGGGTGCTAAAAGCGTGGGAGATGCCTTTAAAGACTTAGGCAGAACAATATACGCTGCTTTAGTTAATATGTTTGTGACTCAAGCTATTATTAACCCCCTTACTAAACCTTTTGAATCACTATTTGGCGGTGGCGCTTCATCTGTACCAGCTAAAACAGGTGGATCACATTTATCTTTAGGCAAAAGAGCAGCTGGTGGACCTGTTATGGCAGGTAGGTCTTACCTAGTTGGTGAAAATGGCCCTGAGATGCTTACTATGGGTAACTCTCCCGGCATGATAACCCCTAATGGCGGTGCAGGAGTAAATCAAACAATAAATATAAGCGCAGGTGTTGCACAAACAGTAAGAGCTGAAATAATGGCTTTACTTCCAGCTATTGCACAAGCCTCTAATGGGCAATTTATAGATAAACAGCAAAGAGGTGGTTCATAATGAGCATTGTTTATCCTCTAGCTTTACCAAACACCACAAGCTTTAGTATGGTAAGAATGTCAGGTATTTCAACAGTTGGTAGTTCAGTTAGTCCTTTTACAGGTAAATCACAGTACCAATCTTGGCCCAGCGAATATTGGGAGGCCGATATATCTACAAAAGCTTTATCACGATCTGAATGTGATGAATGGTCTTCATTCTTTTTATCCTTACGAGGATCTTTAGGAACTTTCTTTATCATGCCAGATCCTCTGCATTTAACTAATAGAGGCACTAGTTCTACTAACCCCGGAACTCCAATTATAAATGGAAACCTATCAGCTAACATATCATCCCTAAACATTACCAACGCTAGCACTAATCAAACTAATTATTTCTTTGCCGGTGATTTTTTATCAGTAGGTAGTGGAGCAACTAAGCAATTATTTAAAGTTTTAGGTAATACCAATACAGATAGCTCAGGAAATTGTGTTGTCGATGTATTTCCTCGCTTAAGAACAGCTTTAAGCGGCTCAGAAGCCGTTACAGTGCAAAATTGCACAGGTGTCTTTAGAATGGCTAGCAATGAACCAGCATGGACTGTAGGAGCTAATTCTCTTTATTCTACGTCTTTTTCAATTAGAGAAAATGTTGTTTAAAATGAAAAGTAAAAATTTAAATGGTAAAAGAAGTCACCGAGGCCAAAAAGGTGAATCAGAATGGATGCAAAGACTTTATCCTGAGTTATTTATTAAGGGACATAAATCCCAAAGAAAAAAAAAGAAAAAAGCTATTAAAATTGAAGAGTTAAGGGAGTTTCTTTATGTCTAGAACTATTCAATTTCAGTCACAAATAGACGGTGATGTAGTAGAACCATTTTTTGCAGTGGATTTAGACTTTTCTCCATCAGTTACACGAACTTTTTATATTACTGTAGTGCGTACAGGTGAGGGAAATAGATATGCTATTGATGACGTAGAGGGCTATTATTTAGCTGTTGCAAAAGGCAATACAATAATATTAGACCAAACAGATAGCTCCAACACGGGCCATCCTATTGCTTTGGCAACTTCTATTGATGGAACGACTTATAGTACGGGCGTGACTATCACAGGCTCTCCCGGAACAACAGGAAAGTTAACATGGCAGGTTAATGCAACAACTCCAGATCAATTATATTATAAATGTACCAATCATTCAGGCATGGGTGGATCTGAAGGCATAACAATTAGGCAGGCAGCTTTAAGGCTATGGACAGGTTATGGTGAGACAACAATAGATGGAAATATTTTTAGCGGCAGCGCTGATTTGGGAACAATAGGTTCTGTTGAACAAACTGAAAAATTAGAGGCTAAAGGAGTGAGGCTACAAATTAGCGGAATTCCATCAAACATTGTGACAGAAGCGATGTCACAGGTATACTTTGGAAGACAGGTAATTATTTATTTTGGTGTATTAACCAATGGTCAGGTGTCATTAGTGCCTTATAAATTATTTAATGGATTTATGAATGTGATGTCAATCACACAATCAGGTGTTTCTACCTCAGTCACGATTGATTGTGAAAATTATTTAGTTAATTTAAAAAGAGTTTCTCCAATAAGATACACAGACGAAAATCAAAAAGCGCTTCACCCGTCAGATAATAGTTTAAGGTTTGTAACTGCCTTACAAAATAAGGAGATATTGTGGGGAATTCCTTACAGTCAAGTACCTTTAACTGTAGCCACTAGGCCACCACAAAGTGAATTAGATGAGCTTTTGGCTAATATTGGAAATTTATATTAATGATTAATAAGCTTGATGATTTTATTGAAAAAAAACTTAGAGAACCTTTTAAGTATGGAATCAATGATTGCATTACTTTTAGCGCTCAAGCTATTGAATTAATTACAGGAATTAATCATATAAAAATAGTAGGTACATGGTCTAGCGAGGAAGAGGCAGTAAAGTTATTAAAAAAAATGGGTTATAACTCTTTATCAGACGTAATTGGAAGTCGGTTTCGTCAACACTCTCATAAATATAAATTAAAAGACGGTGATGTTGTGGTCTCGGATCAAACTTTAGATCGTAAATTTAAAGAACAAACCCTTATTTATTATAAAGGAAAGTTAGTTGGACCAGCTAAAGACGGTCTGCATTTTATAAATGTTGATCAGGGAAAATATTTCTTTGATATTAAAAGAGTAAGGATAGGATAATGCCACAGTTAGGTGCATGGATATCAGCTGCAATTACAACTGCTGCAGAATTTGTTGCAACTGCCGTTCTGGGAAGTGCAACAGCAAAAGGTTTTGCGACTGTAGTTTGGGCCGTTGAAAGTATTATAGTTGGTGGATCATTGTATTTTGTTGGTCAAGCTATGATGCCTAAAATGGCACAGGATATGAATGGAAGAGGCTCAACTTTTAGAGCTCCTACTGCCACTAGAAAAATTATTTATGGTGAAGCTAAGGTAGGCGGAGCAATACTATTTGTTGCCGAGGCTACTAATCCTGTAGATAGAGAGCATATTTATATTGTTATGGCTTTAGCAGGTCATGAATGTCAGGAAATAAGTAAAGTTTTTTTCCAAGACGAAGAGTTAACTATTAATGCAAGCTCGATTGTAACAGCGCCAACTCGTTATTATCCAAACAGTCAAAGTAGAGCAACAATAATAAGAACTATGCGAGGGCAAACAGGACAAACAATAGATAGTAATTTTACTTCTAATACTGAATTAAATGTTGGTGATGATTTTGATGGTATTTGCAGTCTTCAGTTAATTCTTGCTTATGATCAAAATGTTTGGACATCAGGTATGCCTTCAATCACCGCTTTGGTAAAAGGCAAAAAGCTTTATGATCCTAGGACAGGATCTACCACATTTAGCTCTAACCCAGCTCTTGCGTTAAGAGATTACTTAACAAACACAGTTTATGGAATGAGTGTACCTACAGCTAATATAGATGACACAGCAATTAGTGCCGCAGCTAATGTTTGTGAAGAGCAGGTAGCTTTAGACACCGCTCCTGTTACATATCAAAATAGATATACCTGTAATGGTACTTTAGACACGGCAAACAGCTATGATAGTAATATTCAGACTCTTTTAGGCAGTATGGCAGGATATATGGTCTATCAAGATGGTAAATTTAAAGCCTATGCCGGTGAATGGGTAGCACCAACAAGTACAATAGATTATGACGATCTTATTGGCCCTATTAATGTGATCACTAAACCTTCAAAAAGAGCGGCTTTTAACACAGTTGTTGGAACTTATATAGGTGAGGATTCCAATTATCAGCCTCAATCTTATCCACAAGTACAAGATGCAACGGCCTTAGCTAGTGATGGAGAGGAATTAAAAGAGGAACTAATGCTGCCACTTACCGATAATGCTATAATGTGTCAGAGGTTAGCAAAAATTAACTTATTAAGATCAAGGCAAGAATTAACAATTAATTTATCGTTAGGTCTTAACAAATTTGCTTTGGCTTGCGGTGATAATGTAAGCGTTACGTTACCGTCTCTAGGTTTAAAAAATTCTACCTTTGAAGTTATAGAGTGGAATTTTGGTGTAACTTCCGGGGAAAATGGAGATTATATATTAGGATGTAATGTTCAATTAAAAGAGAGTAGCGCCACAGTCTTTGGTTGGTCTTCCACAGATGCAGTAGATCCTGCCTCAATTCCAGCAATAGAAATTACTCACAATAATAACGTATCGATACCAGCTTATAGTCTAAGCGTTATCCAAAACACCGCACAAGATGGAACTGTACAGGATGAAATAGAGGTCACCATAACAGATCCAGCAACTGATCCTTTTGTTTACGAATATGATATTGCCGTAAAAGAGTCAGGTTTAACAAATTTTGATATGACCTCTGTATTAAGGGATCTATCATGACAAAGCCTACAATTTCTATATTAGACGAAAAAGTTAACTCACATGAAAAACTATGCCTAGAGAAATATGACAATATTAAGGCACGTTTGATTAGAATTGAATTAATTATGATGACAAGCACAGCATCTGTTATCGGCTTGTTAATAAAACTTAGCATAAATTAATTATGAGCTTAATTAACCTGATGCCTAATATAGTTAATATATTAGATAAATTTATTCCTGATAAAGATTTAAAAGCAAAACTAGAGTTTGAATTAGTTAAAGGCCTGCAAACGATAGATATGGCTCAAATTGAGGTCAATAAAGAAGAGGCAAAGCATAAGTCTTTATTTGTAAGCGGTTGGCGGCCCTTTATAGGGTGGTGTTGCGGTGTGGCACTTTGCTACCATGCTATATGCGTTCCGCTCTTACAAGCGATTTGTGAGGCTTTTGGTCTGACAGTTTCCTTTCCCAGCTTCGATTTAGAGGCATTGTACCCAATTTTACTTGGAATGATAGGACTTTCAGCAAGTAGGTCTTATGAGAAGCGTTATGGAGTAGCACGTAAATGACGAAACTTATTATCCCTAACTGTGTAAGCGGCAAGACTTATGAAGTTAAAGTATTAGCAAGAAATAATGCTGGCTTCTCTAGTCAATTCTCCGCTACGCAGTCTATTGTTATTCCCGGAACATCTAGTGTGCCGACTGTACCCGCTTCTGTAAGCACTTCATCAGATATGGCAGCTATTACTATTAAATGGGTAAATGGCGCTGAAAGAGACCTTAAAAGCGTTGAGATATACTATGCAACATCTTCTCAGGGAAGCTTTACGCAGCTAGGAACTATCGATGGTCTGCCCGATGCTAATCAGGAATATAATTTAGTATGGGATACTAGTCTTTTTACACTAGGAGTTACCTATTACTTTAAACTTAAAAGTGTAAACACCAGCGGTGTTAAAAGTGCTTTTTCTAGTGAAGTTTCTGCTGCCTTTAATTTTGTTGAGACTAATAATGTGCAATCAGCTGCAATCAGCAGTATATGGAGCTCCGTTATGTCTACCAATGTGGTTAGCAGATCCACAGCAAATAACACTATTGATTATAATAGTGTGGGCAACACCTTAACGGGCAATCTTATAGCTGAGGTGACTTTAGGTGCTATCGGTTCAAATATTACAGGTTTTTTAATACAGGCTAATGCTTATGTATCAAAAAGGACACTTCCAACATCATCTTATATGTATGCAATAGTCTTAGAAAAGCCTCAAGGACAGGCTTATTGGACAACGGCAACAGGTTCAGGAAATTATGCTGTCTTTTTAGGTACAGGAGATTCCACATCACAATCATCTACACAGGGTATACAAGGTTGCTGGTCTATTTCTTTTCTAGACTCTAGCAGTAATTTTTTAAACACAACAGGAAGTAAATATGGATTGTTTTTATATCCTACACCTGAGTCGACAGACGCAATGTGGGTATTTGCAGGCACAGGTTTAACCGTCACCGAACTAAAGAGGTAATTATGAGTGATTTTGTAACAGGCTATTTTTATGATGAAGA